TCGGCATGGAGCTAGAGTGCAAGGACAAAGGGCTCACCGATGTCTACGAGGAGATATTCCTCAACAACCTCAAATACGCTGACTTCCTCGTGGCCCTCGGTCGCGAGTACTGGTGCGTTGGCGAGGCATTCCCGCTCGGCTCCTTCGATGAGGACCTCGGCGTCTGGGAGCACGAGGAGTTGATCAACCCGGAGGATGTCGTGATCGACAACTTCCCGTTCCTCAATACGCAGCAGTTGAAGATCGTTCCACCGGACTACCTGCGCCGCATCGCTCAGACCAAGAGTCCCGCGCGAGAGTGGTACCTACTCCAGGAGCAGTACACGGACCTCATCCCGTACTTGCTCAAGGGCGAGCACATTCCGATCTCTCCGGTGATGATCCGCCAGGTTGCCAACAAGATGAACAACTGGGACGACCACGGCACGCCGATCCTCCTGCGTGGACTCCGCACGCTGCTCTACGAGGAAAAGCTACTCGCGTCTCAGGAAGCTATCGCCGAGCGCTTGTACTCGCCGCTCATCCTAGCGAAGCTTGGCATCATGGACATGGGCGATGGCCTACCGCCGTGGTTGCCGACGCCTTCTGAGCTTGAGTCCGTTCGAGACGACCTCGACATCGCGTTGTCGTCGGACTTCCGCCTCATGGTCCACCACTTCGGGCTCGACATCACATCGGTCTTCGGGCGCGAGCAGATGCCGCGTCTGGGCGACGACTTCGACCGCATCGAGCGTCGCATCATGCAGGTCTTCGGCGTCAACCCGTCGCTCCTCTCCGCAGGCTCGAACTCGCAGCCGTATGCTTCGAGCGCCCTCCAGGCCGAGTTCATGAATCAGGTCTTGAAGACCTTCCAGAACATGCTCAAGAACCACTACAAAGAGCGCGCTCTGGTTGTCGCCGAGGCACAGGGTCATCAGGACTACGAAATGAAGGGCTCGACACGCGTCCCGATCTTCGAAAGGGTCGTCATCTACGACGAGGAGGGCAACAAGGAAATCAAGGAGGTCCCGAAGCTTCTCGTGCCCGAGTTGAAATTCTCGACCTTCGATCTACGCGACGAGCAGACCGAGCGTCAGTTCCTCATGGAGCTACGTCAGATGGGCGTGCCGCTCCCGAACGAGGACCTCTTGATCGGCGTCGAGTGGAAGTACAAGGACAAGTTCGAAGCCTACAATCGCGAGTTGAAGGAACAGACCATCGCGCAGCAGCGTGCGAAGATGGAGACGTACTACGCGCTTACCGTCCAGGGCTTGCCGGTGCCGCTCGACCTCAAGGCTGAGTGCGAGTCTGTGCTGGTCCACGGTCCGGGCGCTGGAGGCGGAGCCCCGCAGGGCGCAGAGCAGGGCATGCCGGGTCCTGGTGGACCAGGTGGAGGCGCACCCCCAGGTGGGGCCGCAGGAGGCGCAGGAGCAGGCCCAGGAGGCGCAGGGATAGTCATGCCGCCAGCACCGCCTGGATTGGGAGCCGGTCCGGGCACAGCGCCTCCAGGGGGCGGACCACCCGCAGCTAGCCCGATGGCCCCTGGACCGGCTGGTACCGTACCCCAGGTATCCAACGAGCGCCGTCCTGGTTTGACCTACAACACGGCCATGCATCCGGAGACGGGCGAGACGATGTGGAAGATCAGCGCACGCAAGGAATCGGACTTCGATGCCTTCATGGAGGAGAACCCGGACCTCGGCCTCGCGTTCACGGACTTCATCGCTGATCGCACGACGACCGAGTACGCGGACCTCTCGCGTGAGGAACTAGAGGACATTCACGCAGACTGGCCGAAGGATGCCGCGACGTATCAGCAGAAAGTCTCTGATGAGATCGCTTGGCGCATTGTGGAGGCTAGGGCTACCGAGGAGCGCGAGGATACGGAGAAGACCGCTGCTATAGTGGACGCACCAGCAGAGACAGAGTTCGTCTTGAAGGACAACCAAGAGCTTCAGAAGACTGCCAGCGGCGATGAGTACATTGTGGAAACCCCAAGCAAGCGTCGCGTTCGAATCGAGCAGCAGAAGAAGTACTCGATCATCGACAGCCTTCACGCCGACATCGACCCAGATTTAGACCTCGACCCAAAGGATGATGACAAGAGTGAGTCAACAGAGCCAGAGTCGTCTTGACCAGGAGCCATACTTCTCTCTCGCCAAGCAGTTGATAGAGGCAGGCGACACCAACAGCGAAGTGGCACATCGCATCACTGAAGACCTCGATCTGCCGACCACCGAGAAGTCAATTCGTAGGTTCCGGAAACGCAATCACATCGGAGCACCATGTCCGGTGGACTCACGAAAGGGCAGCGTGCGTTATCACGATGGCGATCAGGCCGACGTGACCACGCCAGCCGGGACTGGGCTTGTGCTGGATGACCCGGATACGATGTTGCGTGAGCGCGGTCTGAATCCCAAAGACTGGGTGATCGACGGCGCGACTGTCAACGAGTGGGATGGACCGAGCCAAGAGGGACCGGTCACCTATCACCAGGCGAAGCTCCATATCAAGCGTAAGCGTCCTGAGCTACAAGTCTTCCCTGCGCGCTCCGATGGATGGACCGCCCCTCCGCGAGCGAAAGCCTCGAACAACAAGACCAAGCTTATCGTCGTCACGGGCGATCAGCAAGCACCCTTCCATGACGAGAAGCTGCATTACCTGTTCTGTGGTTGGCTAGAAGAGAACGAGCCGGACCAGGGCGTAGCTCTCGGCGACAAAGTGGACTTCCCGGACATCAGCCGACACAGGCTCGATCCCGAGAACACCGCTAAGGTCAACGAGTGTGTCCAGTCGGGCTACGATCTATTTCGCGGCTATCGCACGGCGAGCCTCGATACCGAGTGGCTCTTCATGCCGGGTAACCACGACGAGCGCATCCGTAACATCCTTCTCGACAAGCCATCGGTACAGCCTCTCTATGGCGTCAAGCGTGCGACTCCCGAGGGCGAGGAGGACGAGAAGGTTCTCACGCTCCCGCATCTGCTACGTCTAGATGAGCTAGGCATCACGTATGTCGATCCGGAAGGGCCATACGACATGGCGCAGATCAGCCTAAGCAGCAAGCTCGCCGTGCGTCACGGTTGGATCGCTCGACAGGGCTCTGGCGTTACGGCACTGGCCACTCTCGAACACCTGGGCTACAGCGTCATTGTCGGCCACTCCCATCGGCAGTCCCTCGTCTACAAGACGACGCACGACATCGAGGGTGGCACCACGACCCTGACCGCAGCCGAAGCAGGCTGCATGTGCCGGATCGATCAGCAGGGCGGTAAAGGCGTTCGGAAGTTCCCGGACTTCTCCGTCCTTCCGGACTGGCAGCAGGGCTTTGCTACGGTCACGCTGCACCCGGATGGGCTCTTCCGCATCGAGCATGCGACCTACGTCAATGGCGTTCTGCTCTGGCGTGATCAACGCTACAAGTAGGCTGCTACACTGCGCGAACACGTAATCTTTTATCGATCCCGAGGCAATAATAGATGATGACCACGTACGACATATACAAGGGCGACACGAACGTAGGCACGGTGACCGTTAGTACGCACCGGGGTTCTTTCAGTTCGTCACGTCTGGTCAATACGTTCGGCACAAGAGCCACCGAGGGCCTTAGTGAAGAGATGGCGGAGGGTTTCATCACCCACGCGCGCATCGATTGGCCCGTGGTTGATGTAGTGGAGGCAGGCGAGACGGATTGTCCGTGGCGTCTGGTCGAGAGTTCAGAGCAACCGCAGGTATAAGGGTCCGCTACGCGGGCCGTCAAGTCCAGTCACAAGGAGAGAGGCACGATGCCTGTCCCAACAGTCAAGAAGGGCAAGAGGTCGAAGGGCCAGACGTACCAGCAGAAGCAGAATGCGGTCTGTATCACCCTCTATGACACGACCGGCGAGACGCTGAGTCCCCTCGCGCGGGAGGAGTTCGAAGAAGATGCTCTGCGAGTCGCGCAGCAGCACCCCAATGTCCTCCTGAGCATTGCGACGACATGAGGTTCCGTCGCCGTACTCCCATCGAGCGCCTAGAGAAAGTGCTTGTGAGGATGCTGGAGCGCGACCTGCGGGAGGATGCTCCCGAGTTCGCATTGATCGAGTGGTCGATGAGTGCGAACGATGGCAGGTTGAACCTACATGTGGCGACACAACCTGCGTACCGTCGTGAGCCTGTGGTATATTCGGTACCAGGAGGCGGTCCTGACTGATGAGCAAGCTAGCCAAACTCAACAAGCTGAAGTTCATCCCGGCCGGTGATCTGCCGAAAGAGCAGCAGAAGGATCGCGACGAGTATGAGGAGAACGTCAAGGAGTTCTTTGCGAATCCCCTCATCCCCTGGTGGACGAAGGTAGCAAGCGTCGTTTGTCCAGTTCGTCTGCACAAGCCGGAGCGCACACCAACCTGGTGTAAGCGTTGCGGACGCAAGCACAGCAAGCGGGCTGCGTGTGCCCTCGTCATGGTTGAGGACTTGACGACGGAGCCAAAGCAGTCTGATGACCCGGAGCAACAACGTCCGACCAAGCGCGTCGGACACTACATTCAACTATCGACATTGAAGGAGCAGACGGCATGAGTGACACGGCGGAGGTTCGCATCACCAACGAGAAGACCGGGGGGCAAAAGGGACAGAAGTTGCAGCGCTACGACCTGATCCCTTGGACCGAGATGGACAAGGTGGCTGCACTCTACGCCTTTGGTGCAACCAAGTACGCCGACCACAACTGGCGCAAAGGGTATCTCTGGTCCTTGTCATTCGCATCGCTCATTCGGCACGCCAAGGCATTCTGGGAAGGCGAGGCTCTCGATCCAGAAACCCAATGTCACCACTTGACCTCCGTCGTGTTTCACGCTTTGGCCCTGATGTACTTCGAAGACAATCACCCGGACCTGGATGATCGCTTCGCATCTCAAGACCAGAGCGAACCAGTGAGCTTGGAGGACCGATAGGTCGCATGAAGCTCCTACTGATCTACGTGACCTGCGTTGGCTTCGCGCTCCTGGGCGTCGTAAGCTTCGTAGAAGGCAATCCCAAGGTGGGAGTCGCGACAGTCTGTCTTGCGACGGCTAACGCGCTCCTTCTGCTATAAGGAGGGACCATGAAAACAAAAACGAAGGCATACCTATGTGGGCGGATGAGCGGCATTCCGCAGTTCAACTTCCCACGGTTCGATGAACGCGCAGCGCACTGGCGCAGCACGGGCGACTGGGACATCGTGTCCCCTGCCGAGCTAGATGATCCGAAAACGCGAGTAGCCGCACTGGCTTCTCCGGACGGTTCACCGGGCTCCGGATCGAACAACGGCGAGACGTGGGGCGACTTCCTGGCCCGCGATGTCAAGCTCATCGCAGACGAAGGCATCGAGGCCATCATCTGCTTGGAGGAATGGTACCTGTCGAAGGGCGGACGCCTGGAGGTCTTCATCGCGCGTCTCCTTGGGCTCCCGATCCTCAAAGACGCTGATCTCCAACCGGTTACGGCACAGGAAATCAAGAAAGCCTACGGTTTCCTCTTCGAGGGTGTTTGATGCCGTACATCACGCCCGAGCATCAGAAGGACGTGG